GTCATGAAGAAATTGATTTCGGAAACCAAAAAGCAGGGGATGACACTGAAACCTCAATCAAAACCATTTGGTCTTATTACAAGTTATCGATTGATGGCGTTGAGAAAGTTTTGATTGATATTCCGAACATGATTGAACGTGTCAACGGTGTAGATCTGCTTGAAAAACACCGCGCCAATATTGGCCATTAATTTTCCTACCCTTCTGTAGTTCAGTGCTGCAGGAGGTTTTTTTACATCACATTTTTATTTAAGGAATTTGCTATGCAAAACCAAGCTAACACAAAAAATATCCCTCTTGATTTTGGCTTTCAACGTGGAGAAAACAAAGTCACTGAAATTACTTTAGTGAAACCCAATACAGGTCATTGTCGTGGTCTGAGCTTAAAAGATGTATTGAGTTTTGAAATTAATGCCTTGGCTGTGCTTTTACCACGTATCACGCTCCCAGCGATGACGGCTCAAGAAGTTTATTCATTAGAACTGATGGATACACTAAAAATTGCAGAAGGGATTACTGGTTTTTTGGAAGCCTCAAACAACTCCCAAGCTGCGTAGATGATGTCGTTGCCAATCTTGCAGTTGTCTTTCATTGGACACCTGCAGATTGTGCAGATTTCAGCTTGGAAGAACTCATGGCATGGGAAGACCGTGCAAGAAAAAGAACAGAAACAGAGTAAGCATACATGAGTAAGTTAGATCTTAGTGTCATTGTTAAATTTATCGATAAAGCCACTCAACCAATTCGGCAGTTTCAGCAGAATGTACAATCGACAAATCAGTCCATAGATCGGCTTACTCATTCCATTGACAGGCTCGAAAGTAGCCTGAATGGTGGAAAGTCTTTTAAAAAGTATTCCCGTAATCTTCAAATGGGATCAACAGATTTAAAACATCATAGTGGTGCGTTGGATACGATGCATTCAGGCTATGACCGTATAGCCAATGTTTTAGATACAGTCCGCCATAAAACACAAGCTTGGTCAGACACGCTTAAGTCAAATCGTGCAGAGATGCGCGCAGAATTTAAAAGCCTTGCCGTAAACTCAGTAATAGCAGGGGCAGGGATTTATCAATTTTTAAAACCAGCAATAGACTTTGAAAAACAAATGTCAGGGGTTCAGTCGGTACTCGATTTAGAAAAACAAAGCCAAGCCATGAAACAATTAACTGCAGATGCTCGAAAGTGGGGTGCAGCATCTTCATTTAGTCCAGGCGAAGCTGCACAAGCTCAATTTGCATTAGGTTCAGGCGGTTTTAATTCCGATCAAATTCACCAATCATTAGGTGGGACTTTGCAGTTGGCTGAAGCAGGAAAGGTTGAATTAGAACGTGCTGCACAAATTGCAGTAGGTACCTTAAATGGATTTGGTTTGGCAGCAAGTGAAATTGGTCGGGTTAATGACGTATTTTTAAAAGGAACCAACCTCACCGCAACCAGTGTTGATGGTCTCGGTGAGACTATGAAATACGTTGCACCAATTGCCAAAGCCTACGGTGCAAGTATTGAGCAAGCCACCGCAATGACGGGTTTATTAGGGAATAGTAATATCCTAGATACACAGGCAGGTACTTCATTGCGTGGCATCATGACACGTTTTGCAGCCCCACCCAAAGAGGCTCGGAATGCATTTGCAAAGTTGAAAATTGAAACGGCTGATGCCAATGGCAATTTACGTGATATGTCAGACATCATGGCAGAAGTAAATAAAGCTACTGCAAGAATGGGCTCAAAAGAACGTTTGGACGTATTTAAGGATATTGCTGGGCAAGAAGCAGTATCTGCATTCGCAGTATTAGTCGATCAATCCGTTGTACTGGATAAAAATACAGGAAAGACCGTTAATAAAATTAAAGAATTGACCGCACAGCTTGAAAGTTCAGAAGGTGCAGCAGCACGTGCAGCTGCAATTCTCAAAGACAATTTAGCTGGAGATATTGAACAACTTGGCGGAAGTATCCAAGATTTAAGTATTTCAGTATTAAATGCGATAGGAACAGATATCCGTGGTTTTGTCACAGGATTAGGTGCATTTATTGATCGCATTAAACTTTGGGTTGATGCAAATCCTGAGCTAGTTCGGACATTGGCTAATGTCGCGATGAAACTGTTGATGTTTAAAGTTGCAATGCTAAGTGTGCGCTATACAGGGAATCTATTGTTTGGCACTATTTTTAGTCTTATCGCAGGTATTACTAAATTTGCATTAATCATGTGGATATTTAGCAAAGCTGCAGATAAGTTCGGAATTCGTTTGCCTACGCGCCTAGGGCTTATAGCAAAGGGAGTTCGTTATCTTGGCCAAGCCTTTATTTTTCTGAGCCGCCAAGCCTTACCACTTTTAATTACAGGTACTAAAACACTATCGGTTGCTTTATTAACCAACCCAATGACATGGATCATTGCAGCAGTTGTTGCACTTGCAGTAGTGATTTGGAAATACTGGGGGCCAATCAAAGCATTTTTTGTTGGTTTTTGGGATGGTCTAAAAATTGGGTTTTCACCATTATTAGATAGTATTCAGACAGCTTTTACAGGTTTAAAAACTGTACTTGCACCATTATTACCAGTGTGGAATGCCTTAGTTTCAGCTTTTAACTGGGCAAAGGATGCTATTTCTGGCTTGTTCACGCCATTCCAAGCAACCAACCAGCAACTACAAACCGCCACAGCAAATGGTAAAAGTTTTGGTATGGCATTAGCTGCAATTATTGGAACAATTGTTATGGTTGGGGCAGAACTGTTCAACATCGTAGGTACTGCAATCGGTAATACCATTGGGTTTATTGTGGTTAGTTTCCAAAAAATACCTGAATTTTTTACCAATATTTGGGGGCAAATCAAAACAGCATTTAATGGTGGCCTTGCAGGAATCACTGCACTCATTATCAATTGGTCACCACTTGGGTTGTTTTATACAGCTTTTGCTGGTGTATTGCGTTGGTTTGGTATCGATCTGCCTGCAAAGTTCACGGGCTTCGGTTCAATGATTTTGGAAGGCTTAAAGAATGGTATTTTGTCAAAAGTAAAAGCTGTAAAAGATGCTCTTTCCAGTGCTGTCACTGGAGTAATTGATAAAGCTAAAAAAATCTTAGATATCCATTCACCTAGTCGTGTTTTTGCTGAAATCGGTGATTTTACGATGCAAGGAATGGCTGTTGGTATGCTCAATTCAGCAGGGCTTCCTTTGCAGGTTCTTGATAGGACACATCAAAATATTGTGCAGAGTGATATTGCTCAACCTACTTTTAGGGCTTCACCGCAGCTTGCAAGCAAATCGAGTACGCCAATTCAGGTACAAGGCGACACCATTACCATCCAAATTACTGCTGCACCAGGACAAACCATTCAACAACTGCAAAACATGATTGAGGGCGTGTTGAATCGTCGTGACCAGCAAAAGCAAGCGCGTGTTCGTAGCAGTTATATGGACGATGAATAGGAATTTACCCAATGATGATGATTTTAGGCATGTTCGTATTTTCTATTCCAACAGCCACATATCAAAGCTTACAACGAAGTACGGCATGGAATCATGCCAGTAACAACCGTGTAGGGAGCATGCCCGCGTATCAGTTCGTGGGTAAGGGGGAAGACACCATCACGCTAGAAGGTTCTATTGTTCCCGAGTTTGGCCAGCAGCTATCAATTACTGCATTGCGTGTGATGGGGGACACGGGTAAGTCCTTTCCCCTCATTGCGGGTAATGGGAAAATTTATGGGATGTGGAAATTAGACTCGGTCGAAGAGACACAAACTTATTTCTTCAAAGATGGTCTGCCCAAAAAGGTTGAATTCTCTTTAAAGCTCACCAAAACCCAAACGGCAGGAACTTTGATGGGGAACGTCTTAGGTAGCATTGTAGGAAAAGTCTTATGAACCTGATGAATGAACTTGATGATAGCTATCCACACGCCATCTATAGACTATTGGTCGATGGCGTCGACATCGGCACCAAATTTCAGGATCGGCTCATTAGCCTTACGATTACAGATAATCGGGGCATGGAAAGTGACGCGCTTGAGGTGACGCTTTCAGATCATGACGGCTTATTAAACCTCCCACCTAAAGATGCAGTGATTCAAGCATGGATCGGTTGGAGCAATACAGGCTTAGTCTATAAAGGCTTGTACAAAGTGAAAGAGGTCGAACATTCGGGCGCGCCTGATGTTTTAACCATCCGTGCCACCAGTGCTGACCTAAAAACAGGTCTAAAACAGAAAAAAGAACGCAGCTTCAGCAACGTCACCTTAGAAGCCGTATTACAGGCAATTGCATTCCAACATGAGCTCGATTTATCAGTGCACCAATCACTGGCCAAACATCAAATTATCAATTTGATCCAAAATGAATCCGATGCAAATTTACTGACGCGACTGGCAGATGAACATGTATGCCCAAAGGTGCTTCACAGACCATCTCTGGCCAAGACCTTCCAACATATTTAATTACCCGCGACAAAGGGGACAGTCATCGCTATAGCAATACCGATGGTGGCGATGAAATTACTGCAGTCCGCGCCTTTTATTATGATGCTGCACAAGGGAAAAAGCTTGAAGTCGTTTATGGTGATGCCAGTAACCAAAACATCAAAGAGCTTCGCCATATTCACCAAGACAAACAATCGGCAACTTTGGTGGCCAAAGCAAAACTAGCAGATCTTAAACGCGCATCACTGACCTTCAGCTATAACTTGGCCTACGGCAATCCAGACCTGATTCCTGAAATGACTTTTCTATTTGATGGTCTAAAAGAACAGATCGACGAGGTTTATTGGCTCGGTACACGCATCACCCACAGCATAGATGCGAGCAATGGTTTTACCACTGCCTTAGAGCTTGAGGTATTTTGCCCAGATGTCGATGACGTCTCCGAGTTATTTGAGGACCAGTTTGAATCGGAAAAAGATAAAAAATGGACGGGTGTTGTGGTTTATTACCAGTCAGGGAACAAAGCCGTTGCGCTAACAAAGGGAGATCAATCTAACCCCAAGCATTTCACCTATTTGTATGTAAATAAAGAAGCAGCTCAATCGCGTTTAGATCGTGAATATGCTTTGCTTGATCTAGAAACTGGTAAGTTTTCTGCACATAACGAATTGGAAATTAAACCCTACACAGGGCTTAAAGCCCAATACACGATTGGGAAAAAAATTGCACCTCGCTATTGGGTTACATTGGGAGACCAATCCAATCCTAAAGTGATTAACAAGGTGTATCAAAGCAAAAAAGCCGCAGAAAATCGCTTAAAAAACGAAATGCCACGGCTCAATGCTAAAAAGGATATGTTGCAACAAGTCAAAGAAACTGCTTAAAAATTGGTGATGATCAACTCATTGCCATTATGCTCTTCATGCGCTGCTTTGCTATTCACAGACCAACGAATCTTTTTATGCTCCTTCAAATCATAAAAGTCTTGTTTCGACCAAATCCCTTTGCCATAAGCATTTTCGCAGTCCCAATAGGGCGGGTCTAAATAAAATAGCGTTTCGGGTCCATCGACACGTTTGAGGACATAATCATAACTCGCATTTTCAATCACAACATTCTGCAGCCGGGTGTGAATTGAAACCAAATGCTCGCGCAACTCTTCCCCTAGTTTTAAACGGCTTTTACGGTCACGGCTATATGAAAATGAGCCATCCAACTGGCAACCAAAGGCAGCACGAAGCAAATAATAAAATTTAGCTGCACGCTGAATATCTGTCAGTCCACGATCGTTCTTTTTCATTTCATTGAACAACGTGCGCGAGAAAAGGGTGTTTTCAAATTCGTCTAAGAATGCTTCAAAGTGATATTTCAGCACACGGTATAAATTGATTAAGTCATCATTCACGTCATTAATCACTTCAACTGGAGAAGCCGTTTTTTTAAAGAGAACCCATCCAGCACCACCAAATACTTCAACATAGGTTTTATGTTCGGGCATTAAGTCAATAATGGTTCGTGCAAGTTGAGATTTACCACCCAGCCAGCCAGAAAAGCTGTGACCTTTAGGATTGTATTGCGGAATTACAGAAGTGTTTGTCATCGATCTTACCTGTGTCGATTCGACGCTCTGGGCGTTCAGGTAAGGCACTCAGGGTGCTCTGAAATGTATTTAGCGTTTTACAGCGTGGGCATTTTATTTCTAATGCATCAAAAGCCCCAACTTTTGCCAGTAGCTTAAAACAGCATTGGCATTTCAAATTTTGCATAAGTTTTTTCTACATGAGCAAAACAGGCGAAATCTTATTAAAATTCAACAAAAAGAACAAATATTTATTCTTTTATTTTAGAATGGTGAAAAATA